TAAGATCTAATAGAACGGCAACAACGCAATCAGATAGTCCAATGACAAAAGTAGATAGATCTACTTATGCTGGTTTTTCTAATAAACTTTCACAAGGAACACCTAATCAATACTGGGTTCAAAGATTTATAGATCATGTTAGTATCAGTATTTATCCTACACCAGATTCAACTAATGCATCTAAAGATATGCATTTCTACTACATAAAAAGAATTCAAGATGTTGGAGATTATACAAATGCAACAGATGTTCCATTTAGATTTGTGCCTTGTATGACTGCAGGACTAGCTTTTTATTTAGCACAAAAATATCAACCACAATTAGTTCAACAAATGAAACTATACTATGAAGATGAATTAGCTAGAGCATTAGCAGAAGATGGTTCAGCTTCGAGTACATTTATTACACCTAAAGCTTATTACCCAGGAGCATAATGGCAAAGTACGCAACAGGAAAACATTCAAAAGCAATATCTGATAGATCAGGTATGGAGTTTCCGTACAGAGAAATGGTTAGAGAATGGAATGGTGCATTTGTACATGTATCTGAATATGAACCAAAGCAACCACAACTTGAACCAAAACCAATAGGTGGTGATGGTATTGCATTATTAAATGTTAGACCAGATAGAACAGAACCTATTACAACTGTAATGATTTCTAATAATGGTTTTGAAACATATGAAGCAGGATCTGGAATTATAAATGTTTTTTCTCCTGGACATGGTTTAACAAATGGAACAACTTATTTATTTAGAGGTCCACCAACAATTTCACCTGGTACCGGTACAGAGTCTAATCCTGTTTTTGCTTATGCAACTATTCCTAACTTTGATGGAATAACTGGTGCACAAATAGGACAAGGTTCAGGGTATGCTATTACAACAGGGAAATATAAAAATGATCTAAGAGATACAACAGATTATTCAATAACTAATTTTTTCTATTTTACAGTTAACTCAGATACTGCTACAACAGGTAATATAAAAGGAGGAGGCTACGGTTGTTCCGTTGGGCCTATAACAATAGAAGCATGATAAATAAAATTTGGAATTGGATAAAAAACATATTTAAACCTGAAAAGCAAGATCCTCATCTTGAGATGTATGAAGAAACTGCAAAACAAAAAAAGATACGTTTAAAACATCAAGGAGATAATAAATAATGGCCGGCGTAAGTTATTCAGATTTAGTTACACAAATAAGAAATTATACTGAAACAGATTCAAATGTTTTAACAACTGCTATTTTGGAAAATATAATTTTAAATTCTCAGTATAGAATAATGAGAGATATTCCTATTGATGCAGATAGATTACAACAAGAAGGTAATTTAGTAACAGGTCAAGAGTCTATTAATGCTCCAGCAGGTGCTTTGTTTATAAGAGGTATTCAAGTTTATGATTCAACATCTTCTATAGCGGGTGCTAATACTTGGTTACAAAAAAAAGATGTAACTTATTTACAAGAATATGTATCTTCAACAGAATCTTCAAAAAGAGGTAAACCTAAATATTATTCCATGTATGGAGGAGCGACAGGTAATACAGATACTACATCTGGAAGAATGTTTCTTGCCCCGGTCCCTGATACAACATACAAATTTAGAGTACACTACAACAAGATGCCAGCTACTTTAGAGTCTGGAAATACTACAAACTATATAAGTCTAAACTTTCCAAATGGTCTATTATATTGCTGTCTATCAGAAACATATGGGTTCTTAAAAGGTCCAATTGATATGTTGACACTATATGAAAATAAGTATAAACAAGAGGTACAAAAGTTTGCTAACGAACAAGTTGGTAGAAGACGAAGAGATGACTACACAGATGGCGCTATTCGAATACCAGTTAAATCAGCAAACCCATAGGAGATAAATTATGGCAATATCATCGGCAATTTGTAATAGTTTCAAACAAGAAATTTTAGTTGGAACACATAATTTCACAGCGTCAAGTGGTAATACTTTTAAGATAGCTTTGTTTACAAGTTCAGCATCTTTAGGTGCTGGAACTACAGCTTATTCATCATCAAACGAGATTTCAAACACATCAGGATCTGCATACACTGCAGGCGGTGCAACCTTAACAAGTGTTACTCCAGCTTTATCTGGATCAACTGCAGTTTGTGATTTTGCAGACGTAAGTTATACTTCTGCTTCTTTTACAGCTAATGGTGCATTAATTTATAATGATACTCAATCTGACAAAGCTGTGGCAGTCATAGCTTTCGGTGGTGATAAAACAGTTTCTTCTGGAACTTTCACAATTCAATTTCCAACAGCAGACGCATCTAACGCAATAATCCGTATAGCATAGGGGGTAAAACCTTATGTCCGCCAATACTTGGAATAGATCAGGTACTACCTGGAGTCAAGGTTTATGGGGCGAACAGGATAGCAATTTAATAGACTTAACCGGAGTATCAGCAAGTTTTTCTATAGGAGAAGTAATTTCTTTTTCTGAACAAGGTTGGGGTAGAGATGATTGGGGAACTGAGCCATGGGGTGAAAGTTTTGATCCAGTTATCGCAGTTACAGGTTTTGGTTTAACAGCATCCCTTGGTACAACTACAGAATCTAATCAAACAGGTTGGGGAAGACTTTCTTGGGGAACTGCTGATTGGGGTGAAGGTAGAGATGAAACTATTTCTGTTTCAGGTTTTGAATTAACTTCTTCTACAGGTTCAATTAATACAGAAGTTAAATACCTATTAGAAATGATAGGAAGTAACCACTCGATGACAACGAGTGTTGGCAGTCCACAAATTGATGGTGAAATAGGTGTACCACTAACAGGTGTATCAGCTGAGTTTGCAACACCAACTTTAGCTTATGTAGGACACACTGTTGGTTGGGGAAGAAACGAATGGGGTGAAGATAGTTGGGGTGAAAGTCCAGACGAAGTTATTACTTTAGTAGGCAGAAGTATGGATGCTTCTGTTTCAGCAGCTAACAGTTGGGGTGAAGATTCTTGGAATGGTAGTGATGTTTGGGGTGGAAGTTTTGATGTAACTATAGAAACTGCTTATGATTTATCAAGTCAAGTAGCGACTACAAGTGTTGGAAGTTTAAGTTTTGTAATTAGTCCAACAATCAGTTTAACTGGACAAGCAGCTACATCTGACGAAGGACTTTTAGGTTTAGCTTTTGGTGTTAGCACTGAACCAGTAACAGGAATAGCTTTAACTTCTAGTTTAGGAACTCCTGGATTAGAGTTTGGTCCAAGTGCCATTACCGGTGTATCGGCAACAACCAGTGTTGGAGAGTTAACTACAGGTGCTATAGAATTATTAGATCTAACTGGAGTATCTGCTACATCAAGTGTAGGAGCAATATCACCTGCTGATGTAGTTGGGTTAACAGGAGTATCTTCAACAACAAGTGTAGGATCTTTCACTATTGTAGATGTAACACAAGGATTAGTATTAGATCAGCTTACATCTAGTGTAGGATTATTAGGAATAGAAGCTTACGCAAACATTGACACAGGCTCAAATACATCGTATACAAGTGTTGCAAAAGGATCAAATAGTAGTTATTCTAATGTTGCAACAGGATCAAATACGAGTTATAGTGACGTCGCATAGGAGATAAAATTTATGGCATCAACATACACACCTCTAGGTATAGAGCTTCAAGCAACCGGTGAAAATGCTGGAACTTGGGGAACAAAAACTAATACAAACTTACAGATTGTTGAACAAATATCTGGTGGGTATATTGTTAAATCTATAGCAGGTGGTGTCCAAACAACTGCATTATCAGTTTCTGATGGATCAACTGGTGCAGAACTATCTCATAGAATGATTGAATTCACAGGTTCAATTACAGGAAATCAAATTGTAACTATTCCAATCGATGTTCAAACTTTTTATTTTTTAAGAAACTCAACATCAGGTGCTTATACGGTTCAGTTTAAATATGCATCTGGTTCAGGAGACTCGTTTACTTTTTCAGCAACAGATAAAGGTGACGCTATTGTATTTGCAACTGCAAACGATGGAACTAATCCAGATATATATACTTTACCTGCTGGAGACGTAACATTAACTGGAACACAAACTTTAACAAACAAAACTTTAACTAGTCCTAAAATTGGAACATCTATTTTAGATACTAATGGAAATGAACTTGCAAAAGTTACAGCTACAGGTTCTGCAGTAAATGAATTTACAATTGCTAATGCTGCAACTGGTTCAGGACCAACTATTTCTTCTACAGGTGGTGATACAAATATTGATGTTAATTTACTATCAAAAGGTACAGGTACAGTTAATATTAAAGGAAATAGTACACAACCTGGTGAAATAAGAATTTTTGAAGATACGGATGATGGGTCAAATTATGTAGCTTTAAAAACAACTACTTTAGGATCAAATTTAAGCCTAACACTACCTACAGCAGATGGTACTAGTGGACAGGCAATAACAACCAATGGATCAGGAGTTTTAAGCTTCAATGATGCAGGAATTTCAACAGGAAAAGCTATTGCAATGGCAATCGTTTTCGGTTAAAAGGAGTAAATTATGGCAAACCCAAATATAGTATCAGTAACAAGTATCTTCGGTGAATCAGTAGGTTATAACTTAACAGCTACTACGACTACAACTTTGTTAACTGTATCATCAAACAAACTTTTAAAAATTAATAGAATTACATGTGCAAACGTTGACGGAACGAATGCAGCAGATGTATCATTATCAATCGTAAAATCTAACTTCACATCAGCAGGTGTTACAAACTTTGACACTTCAGGAACTTTTTTTCTAGCGAAAACAGTTTCAGTACCAGCAGATGCTACATTAGTTTTATTGGACACTCCAATATATTTAATGGAAGCAGACGTACTTAAAGGTGGCGCAAGTGCAGCATCGGACTTAGATCTAGTTATATCATATGAAGTCATAGACGACGCTTAGGAGGTTTAAATTATGGCGCAAAACGGCGGAATAATTGGACCAGTTAAATGTCTCTCAACACCAGTTACAAAAGTAACAACAATTACAGCATCAGGAACTTTTAACAGAGCTAATTGTAAATCTACAACAGCTCCAGAAATTTTAGTTGTTGCAGGTGGTGGTGGCGGTGGTTCTAATAAAGGTGGTGGCGGTGGTGCAGGCGGTTATCGTACTGCAACATGTGTTTCATTAACTAATTCAATGACAGTTACAGTTGGCGGTGGTGGTAGCGGTGGATCAGGTGTTCCTTTAGGTGCTATAGGTGTTAAAGGAAATGACTCAGTATTTGCAAGTGTAACTTCAACCGGTGGTGGTTTTGGTGGAGGTGGTGGTAACGGTTCTCCAGTTAGAATAGGTGGACCAGGAGGTTCAGGTGGTGGAGCCGCAGAATCTAATGCTGTACCATTAACTCCAGCTTCAGGAAATTCTCCTCCAACAAGTCCTTCTCAAGGAAGTAATGGTGGACTTGGAGGTGATTTTGGTGGAGCTAATGCTGGTGGTGGTGGTGGCGGTGGAGCTAGTGGTGGTGGATCTAATGCAGCATCAGGATGCGCTGGAAATGGTGGAGCAGGAACAGCAAATAATATTACAGGAGCTTGTGTAACTTACGCAGGTGGTGGTGGAGGTGGTGGAAATTGTCAAACAAAAGGAGCTGGTGGTGCAGGTGGTGGTGGAGCTGGTGGTCAAAATAAAAGCCCGGCGTCGGCTGCAGAAGCAGGCACAGCTAACTCTGGTGGTGGTGGCGGTGGTGGTAATGAATGTGGTACAGGTACTGGTGGTACTGGTGGATCAGGTGTGGTTATTGTAAAAGAATCTTTTAAATGTGCTTCAGGAGTCTGGAGCATGCAATCAGTTTATTGTGAAGTATCAAATAATAATTGGGTTTCAAGAACAGCATCAGTAGATTACATGGTAGTCGCTGGTGGTGGATCAGGTGGTGGTGTTTCCTCACCTTCAAATGATATAACTGCCTCTGGTGGAGGTGGTGCTGGAGGTTATAGAGCTTCTGGTTATGGCCCAAGTCCACTTCAAGGATCAGCTTTAGAATTAAGTTTAGGAACATACGCAGTAACAGTTGGAGCTGGTGGAGCTGGAGGACAAGGTTCAGTATGTACATCCAACACAGGTAACGCTGGAAATGCATCTTCATTTTCTACAATTACATCAGCAGGAGGTGGACAAGGTGACCCCGGCAACAAGTGAACACTGTTCATATCACCCTGACGAGAGATTGCTCTTCCATTGCAAAAAACATTTGATGAACCCTGTGCCCTTATTGGAGTAGAGCAATGAGTGACATCTTGGTCTCCTATTCTTGTAACTGCTGGCATTTTATCTCCTAATCATAATCATTCAATACAGTTCTATATAGTTCATTAACAAAATTATTTTTATCTTCCATAACTTCATTAACTTCTTTCTTAGCTAACTTTTTAGCTTCTTGTTTAGTATAACCTTCTTCTTGATACTCTTTAACAAAAGTCCAGAACATTTTATTTCTTTCTTTATCCCAGAGATTTGTGCTCATGTATCCACCTTACTTTTTCTACTCTTTTATCTTTAGTATAATAAGTGTATTTATATTTATTATTCTTGTCAACATAAGAATATTTATCTTTATAAAATTTAGAATACAATACCATATTACATCCCATAGTTTTCCAAACTCCTTGATGTAAGTTCCAATGTTCTTCTGGAGTTAATGAGCACTGTTCTTTCGTATTAGTCATCATGTTTTATATCCTTTTCTGCCCAGCTAATACCACCAGAAAACGTGGCTTCTGGGTTTATTTTTCTACGTAAGTTATTTAGTTCTTCTATCAATACTTTTATTCTTATATGAGCTCTGCTCAGTTGTTCTTGTAAGTCTTTTATATTCTTTTTATATAAATCTTCTCGTTGCTGTGTCATATTAATGTATCCTATATATTTTAATTGGACTTGTATCTAAATCAAAATCTGGTGGTGCTATACTCATAATAAAATCTATTGCATCTTTTTTTGTTTTAAATTTCATAGGTATTTCATCATCACCAATTAAATAATCAGCCATATCATTTGTATTTGTATTTATTTGTGCGATAACATAAGCATCTTTAACATTC